GGCAAGTCCGCCACGCTGGCGTGGGCAGGGTGGCACCGTCTGACGTGCTTCGCGGCCAAGGGCGAGCATCCGAAGGGCGCTGCGCTGTCCATCACTGCCGACAACCTGAAGGACAACCTGTGGGCCGAGCTGTCCAAGTGGCAGAGCCGGTCCAAGTTCCTGTCGTCGGCGTTCACTTGGACGAAGGAAAAAATCTACGCCAACGATCATCCCGAGACGTGGTTCCTGTCCGCACGCTCGTTCGCCAAGGACGCGAACGCCGAGGCCATCGGCCGCGCGCTGTCCGGCCTGCACTCGCAGTTCCCGTTCATCCTGCTGGACGAGACGGGCGACATGCCGACCGCGGTGGGCAAGGCTGCGCTGCAGATCTTCACGGGTATGCCGACCGATGCCGCGCTGATCCAGGCAGGCAACCCGACCTCCACCGATGGCCTGCTGTACGAGTCATGCGTGAACGCCGCTGTCTCGTGGGATGTCATCACGATCACGGCCGATCCTGCAGATCCGAAGCGCACGCCACGCGTGTCCGTCGAACATGCGCAGGAGATGATCGACACCTACGGACGCGACAACCCGTGGGTGATGGCGACGATTCTCGGCCTGTTCCCGCCGGCCGGCTTCCGATCGCTGCTGGGCATCGAGGACGTGACAGAGGCCATGAACCGCCACTACCGCGAGGACGACTATGCGCACGCGGCGCGCATCCTGGGCGTCGACGTGGCGCGCGAGGGCGACGACGCGAGCGTGATCTTCCCGCGGCAGGGCGTGGTCGCGTTCCAGCCGCAGGTGATGCGCAATGTCCGCACTCTGGAGGGCGCTGGTGCCGTCGCAAGGAAGGAGGGCGACTGGGACACGGACGCCACGTTCATCGACAACACGGGCGGTTTCGGCGGCGGCTGGATCGACCAGCTGCAGTCGCTTGGGCGTGCGCCCATCGGTATCCACTTCGCGGCGTCGGCCAGCGACGCGCGGTACGCCAACAAGCGCGCCGAGATGTGGTTCAAGATGGCTGAGTGGATCAAGTCCGGCGGCGCGCTGCCGAACATCCCGACGCTGATCGCCGAGCTGACTGCGCCGACCTACTCGTTCCGCGGCGACAAGCTGCTGATCGAGCCGAAGGAGGACATCAAGAAACGGATCGGCAGGTCGCCTGACTTGGCCGACGCGCTGGCCCTGACCTTCGCGTTCCCTGTCGTGCGTAAACCCTCGACGATTCCGGGGTTCAACGACGGCCTCGGGCACCAGACCTGTTCCGACTACGACTCGATGGCCCGCTGGCTCGGGAACTCTTGACTGTCTAGCGTTGCGTTGTCCTCAACGCCGTGGCACCTTGCGCGTCAAATCGCATCAGGAGGCCGCCAACGATGTGCACCAGCAGGCCGAAGCCGCCACCGGTCGTCAATCCTCCGCCGCCCCCGCAAGCCGTGCAGGTCGATCAGCAGATCATCGACGCGCGTGACCGCGAGCGCCGCCGCGCTGCAGGCCGCACTGGCCGACAGTCGACCATGCTGACCGGTGCCGTCGCGCCTGCGACCGGGCAGACCAAGACGCTGCTGGGGAGCTGACATGGCCCGCGCAACCATCGACCGCTGGAGCCTGGCGCCGAACGTGCTGGCCCATGCGATCCGCCATGCCCTGATGACCGGGATCTGACCGCATGGCCGACGGCACGCCCAAGCCCAACGTCGAGACGCGCCGCAAGAGGTGCGAACGTCGCCTTGCGCAGCTGCTGAACGAGCGCGATCAAGGCGCATGGGTGCCGCACTGGCGCGATCTGGCCGAGTTTTTTATGCCGCGTCGTGGCCGCCTGACGTTGGCCGGCACCGGCTCCGAGGTCTACAACAAGGGCGACAAGCGCCACCAGAAGATCATCGACGGAACGCCGATCAGCGCGCGTGAGACGTTGAGCGCCGGCATGATGGCTGGCATCACGTCGCCGGCCCGCCCGTGGTTCCGTAACACCGTGGCCGACCCCGACCTGCGCGAGCGCCAGGACGTGAAAACGTGGCTGTCCGACGTGGATCGGAACATGCGCGACGTGCTGGCGCGGTCGAACTTCTACGAGGCGGTGCACGCGTTCTACGACGAGATCGGCACGTTCGGCACGGCGGCGATGCTGGCCGACGAGGACGCCGAAGATGTCGTCGTGTTCCGCACGCTGACGGCCGGCGAGTACGTGCTGGGGCTGGACTCGCGGAATCGCGTCGACACGCTGTATCGCCAGTTCCGCATGACCGTTCGGCAGGTGGTGCAGGAGTTTGGATACGACGCCTGCTCGCAGTCGGTGAAGAACCAGTACGACAACGGCAACGTCGAGCAGTGGGTCGACGTGGTGCACGCCATTGAGCCGAACGACGAGCGCGATCCGAGCAAGGCCGACCGTCGTGGAATGGCGTACCGGTCTGTGTACTACGAGGCGAACTACCGCGACGCGCTGCTGCGTGAGCGCGGATACCGCGAGTGCCCGATCCTTTCCGCGCGCTGGTCTGTGCTGGGTGGCGACACCTACGGCACCAGCCCGGCGATGAACGCGCTGGGTGACGCCAAGGCGCTGCAGATCCAGGAGCGGCGCAAGGCGCTCGCCATCGACAAGATGGTGGACCCGCCGCTGAACGTGCCGGTCGAAATGCGAAACACGCGGATCTCGTCGATTCCTGGCGGGATCAACTACTACTCGCAGGCGGGCGGGCAGCGGCCTGGGATCACGCCGGCACACGAGCCGAACTCCACGATCCTGACGCCGCTGCTGGAGGATGAGCAGCAGCTGCGCGAGCGGATCAACCGGTTCATGTTTGCCGACCTGTTCCTGATGCTGGCGAACAGCGACCGCCGCCAGATCACGGCGCGCGAGATCGAGGAACGCCACGAGGAAAAGCTGCTGANNCGGCCCGGTGCTGGAGCGCCTGAACAGCGAGTTCCTGAACCGCCTGATCGACCGCCTGTTCGGGATCATGCTGCGTGCCGGGATGATCCCGCCACCGCCGGAGTCGCTGCAGGGGGTGACGCTGAAAACCGAGTACATCTCGGTGCTGGCGCAGGCGCAGAAGCAGGTCGCGTTGGGCGGGCTGGACAACTTCCTGCAGCGCGCGTCGATGGTGTTCCAGGTGTCGCCGTCCACGATGGACAAGGTGGACTTCGACCAGATCATCGACGAGACGGCGGACATGCTGGGCGTGTCGCCGCGGATCGTGCGCAGCGACGACGACGTGGCCGCCAAGCGCCAGTCCGAACAGCAGATGCAGCAGATGCAGCAGATGGCCGCGATGGCGAAACCGGCGACTGACGTGGCAGGCGCCGTGACCAAGATGGCAGGCACCGAAACGGCGGAGAACTCCGTGATGGCGCAGGTGGCGAACGCGATGGCGGGGGCAGCGCCGGCATGACCACGAAGCAGCTGACGCCGGAGCAGCGCGAGGCCGAGCGCGAGCGGATCGCCGATCTGCAGTCGGTTATGTCCACCGATGCTGGCCGCCGGTTCATCTGGCGCCTGCTGGGCGAGTGCGGGACGTTCCACACGGGCTGGTCGCCGAGCGCCGAGATCCACCTGCGCGCCGGGATGCGGTCCATCGGGCTTGCGGTCTACGCCGACGTGCACGCCCACTGTTTCGAGCAGTACCAGGCGATGGAGCGCGAGGCGCGTGATGCCGAGCTGATCCGGAGCCAATCCACCAACGAAGATGAGGAATCCTGACATGGCTGGCGAGAACGAAGGCGCGCAGACAACCACCGGAGCGCCCGAGGGAACACAGTCGGTCGATACGTCGCAGGCGGGCAACACGACGCTGCTCACAGGCGACGCAACGCAGCAAGGTGACGCTACGGCGGCACCCGAAGGCGAGGCCGGCAAGACGGACACGGAGGCCGCGGACGACAAGGCGGGCGATGGCGGTGACGACAAGGCTGGCGACAAGGCCGGCGGCGACGATGCCGACAAGCCCGTGGAGTACACCGCGTTCGACATGCCCGAAGGCATCGAGCTGGACGAGCAGGCGCTCGGTCGATTCACTCCGATTGCGAAGGAGCTGAAACTCGACCAGCAGGGCGCGCAGAAACTCGTCTCGCTGTATGCCGAGATGCAGGCCGAGCAGGCGAAGGCGTTTGCGGATCAAGTCGCCCAGTGGGGCGATGAGGCCAAGAACGCCACGGACATCGGCGGGGCGAAGTTCGATCAGTCCCTGAAGGTGGCCGCCTCCGGCCTGCAAGCGTTCGGTTCGCCTGAACTCACCACGCTGCTGAACGACACCGGACTGGGCAATCACCCCGAGGTGATCCGGTTCTGTCACCGCGTCGGGATGGCGCTGCAGGAGGACAAGACGCTCGCACCGGGTTCCGGCGCCGGCGCCAAGGTCTCAGCAGGCCAAGTTCTGTTCGATCATCCCACCAGTCAACACACGAGGTAATCAACCATGGCAACTCAGACTGTGAAGTCCGGCGCCGTCACGCTGCTCGACGTTGCGAAGGCGACCGATCCCGATGGCAAGATCGCCAAGGTCGCTGAACTGCTGACGCAGAGCAACGAAATCCTGATGGATCTGCCGATGCTGGAAGGCAACCTGGCGACCGGCCACCGCGGCGTCATCCGCACCGGCCTGCCGACCCCGATCTGGCGCAAGCTGTACGGCGGCGTTCCGCCGAGCAAGTCGCTGCGTGCGACCGTCGAGGACTCGTGTGGCATGTTGGAGGACCGCAGCGAGATCGACAAGGACGTGGCCGAACTCAATGGCAACACCTCCGAGTTCCGTCTCTCCGAGGCGTCCGCGACCGTCGAGGGCATCAACCAGGCGATGGCGCAGGCGCTGATCTACGGTGATGCGTCGATCAACCCGGAGCAGTTCAACGGCCTGGCGGTGCGTTACAACACCATCAACACCGGCACCAGCGAAGTCGCCAAGAACGTGATCTCCGGCGGCGGCAGCGGCAACTGCACGTCGGTCTGGCTGGTCGTGTGGGGTCCGAACACCGTGCACGGCATCTACCCGAAGGGCAGCCGCGCCGGCCTCGCCCACGAGGATCTGGGCCTGATCGACGCGTTCGACGCCAGCAACAACCGCTACCGCGCCTACGCGGACCACTGGCAGTGGAAGATCGGCCTGCACGTCCGCGACTGGCGCTACGTGGTCCGCATCGCCAACATCTCGATGACCGACCTGCTGGCCCAGTCCAGCACGCAGGCGAACACCGCTGCGACCTGGCTCCCGAAGCTGATGGCGAAGGCGCTGGCCCGCATCCCGTTCCGCAGCCAGGGCCGTGCCGTGTTCTACGCGTCGCGTACCGTCAAGGAGATGCTTGCCATCGGCGCGCTGGACAAGTCGCAGCAGGTTCTGGCGATCCAGCCGGCGATGCAGCAGTACGGCGCCGTGACCGAAGGGTTCACGAATACCGACCTGACGTTCCTCGGCGTGCCGATCCGCACCGTGGATCGCATCCTCGAAACCGAAACCGCGCTGACCTGATCGGCCACCAACTAGAGAGGCACATACCATGTACATCGACAAGAACCTTGAGTTCTCGGACGCGCAGGCAGTCACGTCCACCGCGATCTCGGCCAACGTATACGACCTGTTCTCGATGGCCGCAGGCGGCGACGCCAGCGAGATCACGCCCAACTCCCGCCTCGACGTGGGCTTGGGCGAGGATCTGTGGCTGGTCGTCAACACGCAGACCACCGCCACCGACACCGGCTCCGACGCCACGCTGACGATCTCGCTGGAGACCGCCGACGACGCCGGCCTGTCCACGAACGTGCAGGTCGTCTACTCGACTGGCGCCATCGCGTTCGCCTCGTTCGCCACCGCCGGCACCAACCTGGTCCGCCTCAAGCTGCCGTCGTTCCCGTGCCGCCGCTACCTGGGCGTGCGCTACACGGTCGCCAGCGGCCCGCTGACTGCCGGCGCGTTCGATGCGTTCGTGACCAGCGGCGCGGTGGATGCGAACCGCATCTACAAGTCCGGCTTCACGGTGCAGTAAGGAGGCGACATGGCTAACGTGCAGCAGGTCGTCGCCCTCGAACCCGGCCATGACGGTCGGGTTTACCGGAACGTCGGTGAGCGGTTCTCGGTGGATCTGGACGATCCTCGGTACAAGGGCGCGACGTGGTTCGTCGCTCCCGAGAAGGTGCCGGAACCGAAGCCGAAGCCCAAGAGCGTGCGTCCTCCCGGTGCCGGCCCCGAGAAGGGTTCGGCCATCGTCGTGGAAGCCGCGCCCGGCGCGCCCAACCCGGACGCCGGCAGCGGTACGTTCTGACCAACAGGCGGGGCTGGGAAACCGGCCCCGCCATCTCAGGAGAGGCAGAGATGAAGCTGGTGTCGCTGAAGCGCGAGATGGAAGATTCCGAGGACGATAAGGACTCCGAGGAGAGCTGCTGCGTCGAGGCTGACAAGCCTGACTACCCGTATGGGACGTGCATCATGCTCTGCGAGGATGAGATCCAGAAACTCGGGATCAAGACCCTTCCGGCCGCTGGCAAGCCCGCCATGATCGAGGCGATGGCGCTGGTCAAGTCGGTCAGCGAGACCACCTCCGAAGGCGAGACGAAGCGGATGATCGAGTTCCAGATCACCGACATCGCCGTGAGCATGACCGGCTCGGCGCCGGCATCCGTGCTGTACGACAAGAAGTGAGGAACCGCGCATGACTTCCGTCGTCGGCATCTGCAACATGGCGCTCGGCAACATCGGCATCACGCAGACCATCGAGAACATCGACGACAACAACGAGCGGTCGCGCGTCTGCAAGCTGTACTACGAGGCGACGCGCGACCAGGTGATCCGGGCGATGTCGCCGAACTTCGCGCAGGCGTTTGTCGCGCTGGCCGTGGTGACGGGCGATCCGCCGCCGGGCTGGGCCTACCAGTACCGCTACCCGACCGACTGCCTGTACGCGCACCAGATCACCGACGTCAACGGTTCGCGGGTTCTGGCGCTGTCGTGCACGAACGGCACGCTGAACGAAACTGTTCCACAGGTTCCGAGCATCCCGTACACGGTCATGTCCGACCAGTCCGGCAGCGGGCGCATCATCGCCACGGATCAGGAGGACGCCGTGCTGTGGTACGTGCGCCGTGTCACCGACACCAACGACTTCGACCCGGAGTTCGTCATGGCGATGGCGTGGGCACTGGCGGCGAACATCGCCATCCCGATGAAGGTCAACGCCAACGTGGCGCAGTTCGCTGCGACGCAGGCGCGCTCGATGCTTGGCGAGGCGGCGACCGGCACCATGTCCGAGCAGCAGGAGCGCGACGAGCGTCAGTCCGTCTCCGTGACGGGGAGGCTGTGATGAACCTTGCCGATGCCGTCAATCTGATCTGCCTGGCGCTGGCGCTGCTGGTGATCTGCGCCCCGAACGGACGGGGGATCAAGCGTGGCAAGTAATCTGCTGCAGCCGTCGTTTGCCGGTGGCGAGATGTCGCCGGCCCTGTACTCCCGCGTGGACATCGCGCGGTACGGCACGTCGCTGCGGACGTGCAAGAACATGATCGTGCGCCCTTATGGCGGCGTCGACAACCGGCCGGGGATGCGGTTCGTTGGAGAGGTCAAGGACTCCGGGGAGCCGGCACGCCTGATCCCGTTCCAGTATTCCAGTAAGATCGCCTACGTCATCGTGGCGAACGATGGGTACTTCGAGTTCATCTACAACGGCGCATTCGTCGAGTCGTCACCCGGCGTCCGCGTGCAGGTTGCCGTCCCGTACACGTCTGCCGAGATCGCCGAGCTGAAGTTCACGCAGTCGGCCGATGTCATGTACATCGCCCACAAGAGCCACGCGCCTCGCGAGCTGCGGCGCACGTCGGCCACGTCGTTCACGCTGTCCGTGTTCCAGCCGAAGGATGGCCCGTTCACGCTTATCAACAACGACGACTCGCGGAAGATCGGCGCGTCGGCAACGACGGGGCAGGTCACGCTGACGGCGAACTTCGAGGCGTTCACCGCGGAGATGGTAGGGACGCTGGTCTATCTGGAGCCGAAGGATCTGGCTGAGATCACGCCGTGGGAGCCGGGCGACCGGAACGTGGCGATTGGCGAGAAGCGACGCAGCGATGGCAAGACCTACATTTGCGAGGCGTATGCGTCGAACGGTGGCGACAACTGGTATCAGACCGGCGCCAACAAGCCCGTGCATGACGTTGGCAGCGCATGGGACGGCCCAGGCGACCAGCGCACGTCCGGCACCGACAAATACTCGGTCGGCGTGAAGTGGCGCTACCTGCACGGCGGCTACGGCACCGTGCTGATTACCGCGTTCACCGATGCCTACACGGTCAGTGCAACCGTCATCAAGACGCTGCCCGATGCGGTGGTCGGCAGCGTTGGCACCCCATTGTCGAGTTGGACGTTTTCTGGCGATGGCTCGACCAAGACGTTCTCCATCACGGGCGCGAGTTCGACCAACGTCCTGAACTACTCCGTCACCATCGATGATGTTCCGGTGCAGTCGAACCCCTACGGCACCGGCGGCGGGACTGGCGGCGGTGGCGGTGGCGGCGGGTATTGTGTTTCCGTCGACGCGATGCTGCTGTCCGATGGCGTGGCCATCCGCGCTGGCGATGTGAATGTTGGCGACCTGCTGAACCTGTTTGATCCTGGCGAGTGGGAGTCTGCGCTCGGCGTCGTGTCGTATGCCGAGACCAAGGAAACCGAGCTGGTGCGCGTGGTGACCGCTGGTGGCCTGATGCTAACCTGCTCGACCACGGCGCCGATCCCGACCAAGCGCGGCGGACTGGTGCCGGCTCTGAATCTGATGGGCCACTACATCCCGACGATGGTCAAGGGCCGCAAGGGCTGGGATGTTGTCATGGACATCGTGCTGCTTGGACGCGGGGAGGTGCGGCATATCACCGTGGGCGATCGGTGTTTCTGGGCGGCCGATGCCGGATCGCCCGGTTTCATCCTGCACCACAACCTGAAACCTGCGGACGAATAAGACATGGCACAGGGCTGGACCATCGACGCGACGGCGGACACGATCACGTTCTACGAGGCTCCGGCCACGGGAACGAACAATGTCGTCGTCAAGGAGTTCACAAGCGGCACGACCGGCGCGACGGACGTGTTCGCGTTCTCGGCGTGGTCTGATCGCTACGGATGGCCGCAGGAGGTCGAGTTTTTCGCGGCGCGACTGGTGTTCGCACGCACCGACACGCAGCCGCAGACCGCGTGGTTCTCGCAGGTGGATGACTACTCGAACTTCGGGAAGAACACGCCCATCGAGGACAGTGACGCCATCACCGCGACGTTGAACGCGCGGCAGGTGAACGCCATCGAGGAACTGGTGCCGCTGGACAAGCTGATCCTGCTGACCACGGGTGCCGAGTGGAAAACGACGGGCGGCCAGGATGACGTGCTGACACCGACGAAACTGGCGTGGAAACCGCAGACCTACTGGGGGTCGTCGCCTCTGCCTGCGCTGGTCGTCGGGAACACTGCGTTGTTCGTGCAGAACCGCGGGTACACCGTGCGCGACATCGGCTACCAGTACGAGTCAGATGGGTACACGGGCAGCGATCTCACGATTTTCTCGTCGCACCTCGTCGTCGGCTACACGCTGACCGACTGGACATTCCAGACGATCCCGTATTCGGCTGCGTGGATGGTGCGCAGCGACGGCACGCTGCTGACCTGCACCTACATGAAGGAGCAGCAGGTCAACGGCTGGGCGCGGCATGACACGCAGGGCGTGGTCGAATCTGTTTGCTCGATCCCGGAAGGCACCGAGGACGCGGTTTATTTCATCGTGCGGCGCACCATCAACGGTGTCTCGAAGCGGTACGTCGAGAAACTGAACACGCGCCTGTTCGCCAATCCGCGCGACTGGTTTTTCGTGGACTCGGGCCTGACCTACGACGGTCGGAACACGGGCACCACGACGATGACGCTGACCGCGACCGGCTGGACGAGCGAGGATGAGCTGACCATCACGGCGTCGACCAGTGCGTTCGTTGGCACGTCCGATGAGGGCGACTGGATCGTGTTCGGCTACGAGTCCGACAATCCGCTGCGCGTTGTCATCACCGAGTACGTGTCGGCGACCGTCGTGAATGGTCGCGCGCTGCGTGACGTGCCCGTGGCATGGCAGGGCGTGGCCTCGACCGACTGGGCCTACGCGCGCGATTCCGTGTCCGGGCTGGCGCACCTCGAAGGCGAGACCGTTTCGATCCTGGCAGACGGGTTCGTGATGGAGCCGCGCGCCGTGTCCAGTGGCGCGATCTCGCTGGACAACCCGGCGACCGTGATCCACGTCGGCCTCGGGTACGAGTGCGATTTCGAGACGCTGGACGTGACCATCCCCGGCGGAGAGTCCGTGTCCACGCGCCAGAAGGTGATCCCGACCGCGAGCATCATGCTGGGCGAGAGCCGCGGCATCAAGATCGGCCCATCGTTCGATCTGCTGGAGGAATACGAGTCGCGCGACGCCGGGGATCTGATGCAGGCGCCGCCGCCGCCGATTGACGGCGTGGTGGACGTATACCCGGTCAAGACGTGGCAGCAGTCCGGCCGTGTTGCGGTGCGGCAGAGTCAACCGCTGGCGCTGTCGATCCTGGGCGTCGTGCCGAAGGTCGAGTTCGGGGAGACATCATGATCGCCTGCGTGCGTCCGGCCGTTGCAGGTGACGTGGCAAGGATCGCCGAGCGCGTCCGTCCCGCCGATGCTGCCGAGCTGTGGGCGTCGAACCGGACAACGGCAGCGGACTGCATGGCGTTCGGGATGCGGTACTCGGACATGGCGATGACGGGGGTGTTCGACGGCGAGCCGGTGTGCATGTTCGGGGCGGTGCCGGCGTCGCTGCTGGGGATGATCGGCGTCCCGTGGATGGTCGGCACGACGGCGCTGGATCGTCTAGCTGTACAGAAGGAGCTGCTGCGGGAGTCGCGCGGCGCGGTTTCCGAGATGCTGACGCGGTATGATGTGCTGAAGAACGTGGTCGACGAACGTAACAAGGCGGCGCAGCGGTGGCTCCGGTGGCTGGGGTTCACAGTCGAGGCGGAGGTCACGCCATACGGTCCTGACCGGCTCCCGTTCCGTGGGTTTGAGATTCGGAGGATGGGCGATGTGTAGTCCGATTGCGCTTGGCATTGCTTCGATTGGTCTCACACTGTTTGGCGGCTATCAGCAGGCCCAGGCGGCGAAGGCCGAGGGCGCGTATGCCGCGCAGGTGGCAGACCAGAACGCCAAGGTTGCCACACAGCAGGCCGACTACGAACGCCAGCTGGGGAACATCGAGGAAGAAAAGCAGCGCAGGAACGTGCGCCTAATGCTGGGATCGCAGCGCGCGGCACTGGCGGCGAACGGCATCGATACCACGTCAGGCACGGCACTCGATCTGCAGTCGGAGACGGCGCAGCTAGGCGAGGAAGATGCGCTTGCGATCCGTGCGAACGCTGCCCGCCGCGCGTGGGGCTACGAGGTGGACGCAAACAACCAGGTTGCGCAGGGCCGCGCTGCGAAGGCGCGTGGTAATAACCAAGCCATCGGCAGCTACCTCGGCGCTGTGGCGCAGTCGGCGGCGCTCGGGTATCAGTACGTCAAAGATTACAAGGCGTCGAAAGCGGCGTCGGGGGCATAACGCATGGCCGTCACCGTACCCCGCTACGACCCGAATCAGGTACGGCAGGAGAACCTGCCGAACGCGCGGTACTCCGCTGCCGGAGCAGACGTTGGGGCTGACTCGATTGGGCGCGGGCTGCAGCAGGTTGGCGGTGTGCTGGGACAGATTGCCCAGCAGGAAAAGCAGAAGGTTGATACCGCTGCCGTGATGCAGGCCGAGGCCGAGCTGCGGCAGTACCAGAACACGGTGCTGTTCGGTGACGGCACCGGCCAGAATATTGGCGCGTTTGGCACCAAGGGCAAGGATGCGTTCGGCCTGCCGGAGCGAATCCTTCCCGATCTGGACAAGAAGCGTTCCGAGATCGCAGCGCGGCTCAACGGCGGCCAGCGTTCGATGTTCGAGAACCGCACGGCCGATTGGACGACGCAGACGCAGGGCGACCTGCTGCGCCACGTTGCGCGCGAGTCCGATGCGTACACGAAGGAGACGACAAAGGCGTACATTGATGCGTCGGCGCAGACGGCCGTCCTGTACTACAACGACCCGAAGCGCGTGGACTCCGAGATCCAGCGGGCGCAGGACGCCTACATCGTTGGGAATCCGGGTGATCCGCCAGAGGCTACGCGCCTGGCGTTGCAGACCATCGAATCGCAGACGCGGCGAAACATCCTGAACCGGCTGATGACCGAATCCCCGTCGCAGGCGCAGGCGTACTACCAGCAGTACCGCGACAAGTTCATCGGGTCGGATCAGGCCGAGATCGAGCGTGTACTGAATCCGCTGGTCAAGGCCGATCTCGGGGACAGTATCGCGCGCACGCTGTTGAGTGGTGGCGCGCTGCCGATGCCATCGCAGTCTGGTGTTTCCAGTTCGTACCGAGACGCCATCGCCAGCATCGAGAGCCGCGGCTCCGGCGACTATTCCGCGATGGGCCCGGTCACGAAGAATGGCGACCGCGCCTATGGTCGGTATCAGGTCATGGGGAACAACATCCCCGAATGGACGAAGGCGGCTCTTGGCAAGGCCATGACGCCCGAGCAGTTCCTGGCGGATCAGTCCGCGCAGGATGCCGTGTTCGACCATCGGTTCGGGATGTACGTGCGGAAGTACGGGCCGGAGGGCGCGGCGCGCGCATGGTTCGGCGGCGAGGGCGCGGTCAACAAGCCGGACGCGAAGGACGTGCTGGGGACTTCCGTTGCCGAGTACGGAAAGAAGTTCGTCGCGGCGGCAGGCGGTGCAGACGCTGGTGCTGGCGCTGTCGTGCCGCCCATGTCCGCGACCGAGGCCAAGCAGTGGGCGCTTGACAACATCCACGACCGCGAGCTGCGGAACAACATCATCAGCCGGATCGAGACCGAGGAACGGCTGAACGCACAGCGCGAGGCCGAAACCGAGAAGGCGCTGCTGCAGTCGATCAATGCGAAGGTCGAGCAGGCCGACCCGTCGATGCCGCTGGCGAAGATCGTGACGCCGCAGGAGCTGGCATGGGCGCAGCAGACTGGCCGCGTGGATTCGTGGGAGGCACGCCTGAAGCAGCGCGCCGCTGGCGACGACGAGGTGACTCCGCGCGATCAGCTGCTGGCGTACCGTGATGTTGTGTATCAAGCAGCACGCGGCGACGAAGCAGCCAAGCGCGAGCTGTCGCGGTATCGCCCATACGATCCGAAGCTGCGCATGGCGCAGGCCGACCGTGACTGGCTGTATAAGGCGCAGGCCGATGTGCTGTCTGGCGATCCGTCCAAGATGGCGAAGGCGGCTAGCGAGGGCGAGATCAACAACGTCATCCAGTCCTACGCGATCAACACGCTGGGCGTCGACAAGAAGAAGCTCGCCACCGACCCGCGGGCCATCGAGTTCGACCGTTCGATGCGGCTGTGGGCGGATCAGTTCCAGCGGCAGAACCAGCGTGCGCCGACGTACACCGAGGTGTTGAAGCAGGCCGACCTGATGACGCTGAACAGTCTGAGTTTCACCAAGACGGTTCCTGGCTCTCTGCTTGGATGGGCAGGTTCTACCGATGAGATCGATGTGAAGGTCGGCGACCTTGGCATGTCGAGCATCGAAAAGATGAGGGCAATCCAGTTCCTGCGTGACAATAACAAGCCCGTGACTGGCAATAATGTCCAGTACGTGTTTGAAAACCTGATTAAGCCGGAGAGAGAGCGTGCCGCAAGGAACCGATAAGCTGCTGGCTGGCCTCCCAGATCAGGGGGTTTCTGGTGACATGCTTTCCAGCCTGCCGGATCAGCCGCAGGTCGATGGCACCGCGTGGGTACGTGCGTCGCAATACAAGCCCGACGCATGGGCTGAGGCCAAGCGCCGCGCGGATCGCCTTGGGATCGCGCCGGAAGTCGTCGAGCGCAACCCAACCGAAGTGAGCCGGCTGGAACTGCGGCAGTCGCTGGACACGATGCGCCGCGAGAATCCGAGCCTGGCCGATTGGCTGATGCGGGACGACAACCTGACGGTGGCGCAGGATGACCTGCCGGCGATGTCGAAACTTGCCAGCAGCGTGCAGTCCATATCGACGAAGTACCTGGCGGCACCTGCGCGCGGCTTCTATCAAGGCATTGGTTCTGGCATTTCTGGACTGGGCGACCTGCTTGATGCTGCTGCGTATGGCTTGGCGCGCGCTACTGGTGGCGAGGATACTGCAGCGCAGTACGATAAAGATGCGCGCGCATCTATGGCAAACCCGTCAAACTGGCTCCGCTCTCTTGGCGGGTGGTTATCTGATGGCGGTCTGATGGGAACAATGGCGCAGATTTCGTCTGATCTTACCGGGCAGCAAAACCCGTTTAAGCCGCTGAAGCAGGGCGAGTCCAATACGGCGACAGCTGTGCTTGAAGGCGTCGGCAACCTCGCCGGACAAGCGGCGGCAACGATTGCCAGCCCAACAGCAGGTGTTTCGATGCTGCTTGGACAGGGTGCAGACCAGCAGGCGGATATGGTGCGCCAGGCTGGCGCTGAGGGGACCGGCGGGGCATATGCCGCCATCGCCGCGTCTGCGCCAGTCGCCGCTGCGCTGGAAAAAATCGGCCTGAGCCGAATCCTTAAATACGCTCCAAACGGTATCAAGAATACTGTTGCAAGATACATCATGGACAAGCTCGCAGCGGCTGGCGTTGAGGCTACGAGCGAGGCTGCAGAGCAGGTTGTCTACAACTCATTGGCATACGGAACATATAATCCGAAGCAGTCTCTGACGGAGGGAGTACAGTCCAGCGCCGAAGTCGGAGGCGCAGTCGGCTTGATTGCACGCGTGCTGTTTGGGCACGGCTATCGCATGTCACGCGAGCGCGGCCAGCAGGAGAACGAGCAGGTCGACACGCTGACCAAGATCGTCCAGCAGTCCAAGACGTGGCAGCGCGATCCGGCCAAGATGGAGAACGCCATCGCGTCGCTGAAGGGCGCTGGCGTCGAGAACGTGTACCTGCCCGGCGAGGCGGTGATGACGCTGTACCAGTCATCGCCCGAGATGGCGCAGGTGTTCGAGGCGGCAGGCGTGAGCCGCGACAAGGTGAACGAGTCGATCCTGACCGGGGCCGACCTGTCGGTGCCGATGGAAACGTACCTGACCAGGATCGCGCCGCAGTACCACGGCGAGCTGGGGAAGTTCGCCAGGCTGTCGCCGGACACGATCACCGAGGCCGATGCCGACGCGACCGACGAGCAGAACGCCGCGGTCGAGCGGTTCCTCGCGTCCGTGAACGAGGCGCCGCCGGAAGGCGATGCCGACATGCGCGTGTACAACGACGTGCTGGGACAGCTGCTGGGCACGTACTCGCAGGCCGACGCCGAGGTGATGGCGGGCGTGGTGAATGGCATGTTCCGCGACGGCATCGCGCGCCGGGCTGGCGTCGATCCGATGGAGCTGTACCAGCGGTACGGTCTGCGCGTCGTCGACGAGATGAAGCGCCGGTATCCGCCGGACCGCGTGCACCCGGAGTTCGACGCCGATCTGGAACGCCTGCGCACGGGTGACATCCCGACTGAGGACGTGGCGCTGGGGCCGACGATTGGCGAGTTCCTGTCCGAACGCGGAATCCGCAGCGCGCCGAACGAGCCGATGTCGGGCGAGATCCGTAGGCTGAACGAGAACGACCGGTTCACCCGTGCCGGTCGCCGCCGTCTGGTGCGCGAGGATGACCCGAACGCGCTGACGCTGGACTACGCGCGTGAGGCGGCTGTCGAGGCCGGGTATCTGCCGGAGGGGTCGGACATCAACGACCTGCTGGACGCGCTGGAGAATGACGCGCGGCCGATCTCTCCCGCCAATCCGAACGCGCAGGACACGCGGTTGCGGTTGACCAGTCTGGCCGACGAACTGGCGCGTCAGGGGCTGGACGTGAACGCGCTGTCGAATGGGGAGATTCGGCGGGCGTTGATGGGTGGTGTCGCCACCGATCCCGAGGTGATGAACTTCGACCAGTCGGGTGACGCCGCGTTCACCGAGTCCGACTACCGCCCCGAGGTGGTGTCGTGGGCGCGCGAGAAGTTCGGCGAGATGGTCGCGCCGAACGGGCGGCCTGCGTGGCAGAACTTCGTGGCGTGGTTTGGGGACTCGAAGGTGGTAGATGCCGACGGGAAGCCGCTGGTGGTGTATCACG